GAAACACAGTAATAGCACTTGCTGCTATTTCTGGAGACCAACTACCGTATCAGGAGTCCTTATAATGGCTAACGAAATACCTGTTTCAGTTGATTACACCAGCCGAGACTACTATGCAATTCGTGAAGAATTGATTGAACGTGTTAAGACACGTATTCCTGAATGGTCAGGAAATGACTCTGCTGACTTTGGAGTTGCTCTAATTGAGGCTTTTGCTTACATGGGCGATATTGCCAACTACTACATTGACCGTATTGCTAATGAAGCCTTTATTGCAACTGCTACACAGCGTGACAGTATTTTAGCAATTGCAGAAACCTATGGTTATGCACCAAGTGGTTACAAAAATTCTCTTGTTCAAGTAACTTTTTACAACAACTCTAATGCACCCATAACTCTTCCAGTTGGAACAAGAGTTAGTGGAGAAGTTTTAGTAAACGATGCGGTTATTGAAGTTACATTTACAACTATTACGCAAGCCGTTGTACCTGCTTTTGCTAATTCGACTCGTGGAGAAGTTACAGTCTTAGCAGAAGAAGGAATTAGCAACACAGTTGAAGCAAACAGTCCTTATGGTGTTTTGCTTGGAACCTCTGACGGCTCTGCAGACCAAACGTTCGATGTTGATGACTTTCCTGTCGTATCAGACAGCATTGAGGTGTATGTAGAAAGCGGAAATACTTACAAAAAATGGACTAAAGTCCAGCATTTACTTGATTTTGGTCCAAACGATGCCGTTTACACAACACGTTTTGATAAAGACAATAATGTGTTTATTCTTTTTGGTGACGGTATCTCTGGAGCAATTCCTACTTTTCAAGCAGCAATTAGATGTGCTTATACGATAGGCGGTGGTTCAGTTGGCAATATCACTACAAACGTTATAAATAATTTAGATTACATTCCAGGATTATCTGAATCTCAAGTAACTGCTATTGCTGGAGTTATTGATGTAGACAACTTAACTACAGCAATTGGTGGGGCAGAAGCAGAATCCAATGACTCTATACGAAACAATGCTCCTTTATATTTAAGAGCACAAAACAGAGCAATTACGTTAGATGACTTTGAAAATCTAGCAACTTCAGTTACTAACGTAGGAAAAGCAAACGCTGTTGGAAGTTCTTACACCTCCGTAACTCTTTACATTGCACCACGACGTGACAACGAAGACGGTGACCCAAAGCCTGGGTTAAATGATGACGATACTGTAACGGTTGAATGGACCTCTATTAGAGACGCTGTTCGAGATTACTTGGCGGATAAAATGTTAGCGGGAGTTACTTTAACGATTACAAAACCTACATATGTTCCAGTAACTATGAACATTCAATATAAATTAAATCCGCAATACACCACTGTAGTTGCTGAAAAAGCATTAAAACAGGCTTTAGTAGATAACTTTGGTTACAACTACGTTCCATTTGGTGCTTTTATATCTGCTCAAGACATTGAATATGTATTAGCAAATGTGCCAAGCATTACAAGACCAAAAGTCCAGTTCCTGTTTAAAACAGGTGCTTCTCCAAGTCTAAACTCTATACAAGGACTAGATAACGAAATATTATCGTTTTCAGAAGCAGACATAATTCTTGAGGCTATTTAGAAATGACAACGGGTGACGTAAAAAAGTATTACGGTACATACAGGGGGATTGTTACAAGTAACAAAGACCCTCAAGGTCACCGTAGACTAAAAGTCAAGATTCCCATGTTAACTGGAAGCAGTTCCTCTAACTGGGCTTGGCCTTTAGAAAACTCAAACCTTAGGTCTCAAGTACCCGATGTTGGAGACGGAGTTTGGGTTACGTTTGAAAGCGGGGACCCTTCCTACCCAATTTGGTGTGGAACATACGGAAAACCAAAAAACGGTAAAAGAGTAAACATAAAAACCCTTTCAGACAGCCAATCGTTGTCTGGAATTACTAACTACATTGTCACGGAAAAAACAGGTAATGGGTCTACAGAATTGGATTTAGTAGCCAGTCTTATTGCCATGGCAAACCGCATTGTGTATTTGGAACAACAATTAGCCCTAAAAGCACCAATAAGTCATTCTCACCCATAGTTCAGGAAGTTTTTAACGTCAATTAACGACAAAATTGACCTAGATATTTAGGAGATAAACATGCCAGCCGTATACCCTGATGGAGTAAAGTCCTTTACAACTAAAGTTGACTTCACCGACATTGTTGTTGCTGAACACATCAATACCCTTCAGCAAGAAGTAGTTGCTCTACAAGCAACAGTCGGTATTTTGCCTAACGTTTTTTCAGGAACTGTAGGCACGTTTGACACTAGCACAGTTACTTTTGCAACTTTAAAAGACCGCATTGCAAACCTAGAAAAGGGAATTGTAAGCGATGTTCACCCTCAGTATTTGAAAAAAGCAGGTGGAGAAACCATCCAGGCTTCAAATGCAACAGTTGTGCCTCTTGTTCTTCAAGGGTTTACTAGTCAAACTGCTGATTTAGTCCAGTTTAAAAACGCAGCAGGAACCACCCTTACTAAAATTGATAAAGACGGAAAACTTACAGTAAATGGTCAAGAACCAAAAACTGTTATTTATTCTTCTACTCAACCAGATGGAGTAGCCCTTGGACTTCCTGCAGGAACAATGTGGGTTGATTCAGATTCAAATCCCCCAGTTCTTTCTGCAACTACTACTATCCAAATTACTGGCGGAACTTTAACGGGTGACCAAGCGTTAACCTCAAGATTGCGTAACATCACTGCCTCAACATCTGACCCAACTGGTGGAAATAACGGCGACATCTGGCTTAAGTATCAGGCGTAATAAATGGCTGGCTCAATCAAAGTTGGTGGCGTTGATAAAACTTTTGGACCTATCTATACAAAAGTCAATGGTGGCTGGAAAAAAGTAAAAACGGGACACATAAAAGTTGACGGTGTTTGGAAACTTTGGTTTATTGATGAATTAAATGATACTTTTGATAGAGCAAATGCAAGTGTTTTAGGTACGTCTACCTCTGGCAGTGCATGGGTTTTACGTAGAGGTGCTTGGGCAATCTCTGGAAATAAAGCACAAGCAACAAGTTCACTAAACCAATACCCGTTAGCAACGGTTGATTTAGGGTTAACTTCTTTTACAGCAAGAGCAAATGAATTAACTCCTGGCATGGGAATTGCGTTTAACGTAGTTGACCCAAACAACTGGATGGCTGTTGTCCCTTTTTATAATCAAACTTCCTACACATTTTCTTTTTGTGCTCAATCAGGAACAGAGTCATATTGTATTGAATACAGTTATGGAACAGAAACATATTGCACTGGTTCATTAATTCCAGAGACTGTCTGTACAACAGTGCCTGGAGACTGTATTAGATACGGTACAAGGTGTGCACCTGGATGTACGGTACAAAGTACAACTTGGACAACCGTTTGCCAAACGTGTACTGGAACAAGGTCCGTGTGTGTAAAGTACTGTAACTTTGCTAACGGAACACGTTGTTGCGATAGAGATACCGAGACTTACACGTATAGTTGCAACTGTTACAAAGCACCTGTATCCACAACATCATGTGTTTGTTACGAACAGTATTGTCGTGAACGCGAGGCTTCCACAACTACCTGTTCTACTCAAGTAACCTGTACTGGTATCTACGCTACTCGCCCAATTATTACTGGCTGTGCTGTTTCAGGAACAAGAAGTGTTTGTCTTCAAACGGGCACAGGTACTGGTTATAACCAATACTTTTATCTAAGAGTTTTGGCTATGGAAGGCGGAGTTATTCGCGTTGTAAAAGACGTTGAAGTTAACCAAAGATTTACTGCTTTACAAGTTTCTGGTGATATTTCTGGTTACACAATAAATGCGTATAGCGATAACAACTACGCTAACTTAGTATCAACAACTACTCAAGCACCTATCACACTCGGTACTTCTTTTGGTATTGTTGGTACTGGAAGTGCTTTTGAAGAAGGCACTACAATCGGAGCAATTAGCGTAAAGCAGTTAGGATAACCATGACCGATAAAGCCCGTCCATGGGACATTTGGAAAGAAAAACACGCAGGTGACTCTGTACGTCCTTGGGATTTACTAAACCCCAAAATTGGACGAGTAGACGAAGACACCTTCAAATACCGATATGAAACACATTGTTTAAATTGCCCGTTTTTAATACAGGCAACTAAAACATGCAAGAAATGTGGTTGTTTTATGACAGAAAAGGCTAAACTTCCACACGCTTCATGCCCCGTAGGTAAGTGGGGGGCTGTTACAGTAGACCCTAAAGGAGAAGAAATAGATGACTGACAATATTCCAATTAAACTGCTAATCATTTTAGATAATGAAGTAGTTGAAGTTTTAAACACCGATGAAAGACTTGCTGCAATGTTAACCAGTGAGCCAACAATCATTGAGTACACACCTGCAATGGGCTCAACCCCCTCATCAGGAGATTTATGGGATGGCAAAAACCTAACTAAACCACCAGTAAGCGAGTAAAAAATGCCAACACCATTATTTAGAGAAGTCTATGTTTGGAGTGGAACGGCCTGGGAGTCACTGTCTGTGGCTTACCCAGACCTTTCTCCATACGCTGACAAATCATTAAACAATACATTTACAGGAACGAACACATTTAATGGACAGATAGTTCGTCCTGCTCAAGTTCCTTATGCTATTGAAGTTGGTACAGTAAACTTGCCAACAACTACTAACGGTGATGCTCTAATTATTGGTTCTAGAAGTTTTGACGTAGGTCGTTTTACACAAATTCCTACAGTAATGCTTACAGTTCGTTACCCAACGACAGTTAAAAACGGTTATGGCACAATTAAAACAACTTCCACTTCTTTATTTACTTATGAAGTAGTTTTAGATGTCCCTGTAACCGATGGACAAGCACCGTCATTCCCACTGAAGTTGGATTACGTCGCAATACAAATGTCAGCGTAGGTTACCTAAATGGGTAAGTATACTGGTTTAGTATTCCGTGGAGGATATTACGGCAACGCTCCACGGCTTGTTCTCAATGCCGAACCAATGGAAGCCGTGGCTTTAGACTACGGAAAAATTCGAGTTTACTGGAATCCACCTGCAGGTTCTTTTACAAAAATCAGGTTAGTAAGAAACAACGATAACTTTCCTGAGGGTGAAGAGGACGGCATTATTCTTTGGGAACAATCTTCGACAACTTCTTTGTCTGGTGTTGTAGAACGTGCTGATTTTATTGACGGTCAAGACAACTACATAGACGGCAATTTAGATAATGATTTGCCAATTACTCCAGGTCAATACATTTACTATGCAATTTTTATGTTGACCACTGCAAATGTGTGGATACCTGGAGGCTATGCATCTACTTTGATGCCTAAAGACCGTGGTTCTCAGGCAACTATGTTTAATTTAATTCCTAGAGTTTTTACAACAGAAGAATCCAGTCCAACTGATATCCCAAGTCCAAATACTTTTCTTTACACTTTTTTAAAGGGATTTTCATTTACGTTTGACCAACTTCTAACTCAAGCAGAACTTGTTCAACCTTCTTACGGAAAAAGAAGAACACCTCCACAACTACTCCCTTTAACAGAAAACCATCTCGGTCTTTATCCTGAACGAGGACTTCCATACAGAAATCAAAAGAAGTTAATTCGTGAAGGTGCTTACCTTTTTAAAACAAAAGGAACTGCCTTAGGTATTCAAAATTACTTAGAATCCTTAACTGGGTATAACCCAATTGTGAGGGTTTCTCCAAACTTAATGTTGGATGTTCAAGATTCGTCTTTTACAACAAATAAAGGGCGTTGGATATCCACTTACGGAACTTTAACGGCGGTATCAAATAAGCCAGCACCTTCAGGAACAAACGCTGTTGATACTGTTTGGTCAGGTCGTATGGTTACTTCTGTTTCAGTTGTAACATTCAGAGCACGTTTAAATAACGTTGCAACGTTAACTACAAGTACTGCTCACGGGTTGATGGCTGGAGATTCCGTGACTATTACAGGTGTTACCTCTACATTTAACGGAACAGTAACAGTTGACTCTGTACCCACACCAACCTCATTTACTTACGGAAATACAGACGTAAACGTAACTCAAGTTGCTTCTACTGGTTCTGTATCAAACACCTCTTCTATTTCTTTAGGTAGAGATAACCCCGTGCTAAAAGGAATTCCAGTTACTGCAGGTATTTCTTATAAATTTAGTTACTACGCTGCCTCAGATTCAAACGGTAATTTAATTGCGGATGTGTTTTGGTACAACTATTTAGGTCAACAGATTGGTTCATCAATTCAAGGAACTGGTTATGGAACTACAGGCGTGTATCAAAGAATTGAACAAACCTTAACTGCTCCAACTGGTGCAGTTTACGCAGGTTTAAGAATAGTTTTTGGAACTCAAAATTCTTACAATATTGATTTAATTCAATTTGCTCCTGCTGCAACCGCAACTGCATTTGATGAAGCCCGTGGTCTTGATATTTTCTTAGAAGCCAAAAAAGTAAACATTTGTTCTAATCCTTCATTTGAAGTTAACACAGATACTTGGACTACTAACTCTACAAAAACAAGAGTAACGGACGTTCCTGCTGGTAATCCTGGAACTTACTCCATGAAATTAAGTGGTCAAAGTACTTTAAATGTAACTAAGATATTAAACACAACTCCAGTTACCTTTAAATTGATTGAAGGAAACTTTTATATTCTTTCTGCTTACATTAAAGCAACCTCTGCTGTTACTTTAACGATGAATTTAACCGCAGATGATGACGACGGACCAGATTCAGATATCACAACAAAAACAATTAACGTTACATCTTCATGGGCTAGATACGACATTAGTTTGTTTATCCCTGAAGGACTATCAACTAACGGAAATATAACTGCGACTTTTACTCTCAGCGGTAACGTTGCTTCTAGAGAAGTTTGGATTGATAACGTTCAATTTGAAAAAGGCTATAAAGCAACTGACTACTTTGACGGCTCTTTGCCACAAGTCTCAGGAGTATTTTGGTCTGGAACAGCACACGCTTCTTACTCTTACAACTACCAAGGCAGAACTGTTAAAGTGCCTAGAGTTTTGTATACCTTAAACGACTGGGTTCCTTACAAGTTACCTTGGAGATTACGCTCATACAAGGGTCTTGAAGGCGACTCCAACACTATCCCTTCTTGATTTTTAACAGAGCCGTAGTAGGCTTTGGGTATGACCACTTTAATTGACATACTTATCACCACGTTAGGTGCTGCGTATTTCTTGGGGGCTATTGAAGCCTTTAAAGATTTAGGCAAACTACGTGGATTTTTTGCACTTCCAATAGCCGTGGGTATTTTGTACCTAATCGGATACGACGTAATAGACTTCATTATCTTGGCTCCTGCCTCATCATTTTTGGCACTAGCAGTTATGATGCTTCTTGACCGTCCTGTAACAGTCCAAACTCGTAGACTCTAGGTGCAAAATGGCAAAACTATTAATTATCGGAACATCAGACGATATTGACATCACCATGGGTCTTAGGACGCTTTTTGAGCAAGGGCTTCCAACAGAGGTACTTCTTCCTCAATCAGACGCTAATGAAACTCATGACCAAGTAATCATGACTTCAGCAGAACATAACGTTCCTGTAAGAACTGGGGAAACGTTAGAAGTTCTAATGCACAGCATGACAGTAGACGACGTAATCGCGGTCGCTTGGGACGAATCAGATGAGGCTTTTGAAGCCGTTGATTTTTTCAGTGACAAGGGATTTAAAATTTGGGACATTTCAGACGGCCTTACTCTCATAGACACAGAGACTGAAGTGCTGGAAGAAAAACTCTCAGAGGTATTGGAAGATTTCACCGATAGTCTCGTCGCCATCGTTTACAAAATGGTTATGGACCAGATTAACGGAGAAGGCAAGTTGAAGTATCGTCGTCCTGATGACCTTACCTAGCGAAATTCTCGACGCGGACTTAAGCCATTTTCAGTTCCGTCTCTTAGTCACCTTATGCCATCTAGCCAGCCCTGAAGGGGTCGTAGAGACCTCAGTAGCATCTCTAGGTCGCCTGACCGCAACAAAAGCCGATAGTCACGTTAGGGCTGCCCTGAAGGTCTTAGAAGCCAAGGGGTTACTAGTCGCGACCCGACAAAAACGGAATCGGGGTTTCTACAAAGAGAGCCAGTACACCTTGTGTTCGCCTCTACAGAGGCTATGGATGCCTCAACCACCGCCTCTACAGCAGCGGACAACACCTAGTACAGATGGCTTAGTGCTTAAGTCAATAGTCAATAAGTCATTAGTACCTAATAAGCCAATAAGTAATGAAAATATAAAAATTCTCAAAGTGAGTGAGGAAACCATGAACAAAAGTTGGCGAGAAGAACAAGCCAAGGATGATGCCATCGGTGGTGTCGGCAAGTTGGATTCCGAGGGTTCGGGGCCCACACCTAGCAAGAAGGACACTAAGACACGAGGCAAGCGACCGAAAGACCAATGGACAGTCCGCGATGTGGCATCCGAGTTTTCGTTCCTTGTTGGTCGTAAGTTCCCGTGGTTACCTGGAACTGTGAACGTCCAAAATCTGGCGGGAGCCCTAGCAAAGATGCGGTCCACATATCAAACGACAGCCCTGATTGAACTGGAACTTCTAAAGATGTTTATGGCTGATGAAAAGAATTTCAAAGATGTTGGTGACGAAGCACCGCACTTATACAAACGTTATCTTGCAATGTTTAGAACTCACATGAACAAAGCACGAGCAAACATCGGACTTGTTAATCCGACTGATGACATTGGTGACGAATTTGTGTACGCTTCTGACGGTAGGGCTTTCGACAATAACATCGTTGGGCGAGCAGCCCTAGAAAGATACGAGAAGAAATTAAATGCCTAAATACGATTTCAAGTGCGATACATGTGAGGGTAGTGTTGTAGAGATGCACCTTACTTTTGAATCTAATGAGAGACCTAACTGTGACCGTTGTGGTAGCCCTATGAGTAAGGTGTTTACACCACCAGCAGTTCAATTTAAAGGCGGAGGGTGGGGAGGACAGTGACTGAATACTGGTCATGGATTCTTGCAACTATCGGAGTAGCGGGGATTTTTCTTGTAGGACGAAAAACTATTTGGGGTTGGCCCGTTCTTTTTATTAACGAGTGCCTTTGGATTGTTTACGCTTTAACTACCAAGCAATACGGATTTATCGTGGCTGCAATTGCTTACGGTATTGTTTATGTAAAATCATTTTTACACTGGAGGAAAGATGCCTAAGAAGAAAAAACAATCCCTGCCAGTTTTTAGCATTGTGGAGATGCCTAAATGGAAGTCAAGAATTTTAGACGTTATTACATCAATACTTTTTCCAGGGGAGAAGTACTTTGTTTTAACAATTAACGAAACCGACTTTACTTATGACGGCGTTCATTATTACGACCTTGCGACAGGGGAAAAGATTATATGACCTATCAAGTTGACGAATTGAGTTCATTGAAGAGGCATTGGATTTTACGTAACTCAAATATTCCACGCAGGTTTATGGGATTAGAGCCATCTGACATGATTACAGATTTCCCTCCAGTCGTTGAAGAGTGGCTAGAGGATTTAGGTTCTGGGTCTGTCATCAAGCAGGTTGGTGGTCTAGGGCTAACAGGTGTTGGTCTACTGTTTGATGGCGGGCCTGGGCTTGGAAAAACCACACATGCTGTAGTTGCTGCAACGGAGTTTATTCGTCGTTTGCCAGAAGATGACGAAGCAAAAAACATTTTAAAGTACAACGGGAACTCAGATTTTGGGATGGTTTCACGACCAATTTATTACCTGACTTACCCAGAGTTTCTTGCTCGAAAGAAAGCAACATTTGATGCAGACCCTGATGAAAAACGAGAACTAACTCGTGAAATAGACGGGTTTCATGGACGTGCAAAAGAAGATTGGTTAAATGTAAGAGTGTTAATTCTTGATGACTTAGGCAAAGAGTATGGTTCTAAATATGACGACACATCATTTGATGAGATTTTACGCAGTCGTTATGACAGGGCTTTACCTACAATAGTCACAACCAACGAGATGCTGGAAAATTGGTCAGCCAAATACAGCATGGCAATGGCAAGTTTTGCTAACGAAGCGTTCCATAGAGTTCGTCTTGTTAACAAGGACTTACGGAGGGCAAGAGCATGAAAGGCTCAAAAGTGGACTGGCGTACTGTTCAAGTGTTTCTGTCACCTACAGGGGTGTACGAGGTCTCTCTACGTCCTGACGACCCAGAAGCACGTTGTACCTGTCCGTCTTACAAAATCCGCAACTCTTGCAAACACACTGACTTCGTAAAGAAACGCATGGAAGAAAATGATGGGCACTATGCAATACTTGTGCCAGATAACGTTCCTGAAGAAGTCGCAGAACAAGCAAATGAAAATGCTCAAACATTTCGTGAGTTTGTTTTGAAGTATGCAAGAGTCGAGGTGCTGTGAAAAATGGAGACATCTCTAATGAAACACCTGCACGAATAATCGTTCTTGCAGACGTTGTTGCATTAGCAGAAGAAGTAACTGAAAAGAAGTTATTTAAATCTACAACTTCTTTGCAAGTTAAGAATATAAACAAAGAGGCTGTAGCCAAACTTTGGATTATTACAAACCGTTATGGTTTGTCAGTAGAACTTGCTGGAATTGAAGAAGAGGGATGGAATCAAACTTCTTTAGATAAAGTAATAGAAATTCTTGACAGGAGAGGAGGAAATCCGTTTAATTTTGCACAGGTATACAGCGTCACACAAGAACTTGTGGACGACTTGCCGTATAGAGTAAATTTACGTGGTGTCGTAGACATTCAGAGTAGAGTTGCGATGTATGGTTCATGGGGAATAGAACTAGATAACTTGTAAGAGGAGCATTTAAAAGTGGCAGCAGATAACGAACATCGTCTCGTCAGTAAAGTAATTCGTGACAGAGACATCCTTCCTGTGCTGCAACGTGGCGTAACCACGGATTGGTTTTTAGACGACGACAACGCCAAAGTATGGCGATTTGTAATTAAACATTACGGAGAATACTCTGAGGTCCCAACAGCAGTAACTGTTAAAGACCATTATCCAACTTATAAAGTTTTAGATGTACAAGACTCTTTAGATTTTCTTGTTGACCAAGCCGTTGCATTTCGTCGCAGGTTATTAGTTCGACAAGGACTTGAATCTGCAATTGACAAACTTACTTCCAATGACCATGAGGGTGCATTGGTTGCAATGGAAGCAGCAATCACCAGAGTTAATACTTCAGGTGTTCAAGGAACTAATGAACTTGATTTAACAAAAGATGCAGAAGCAAGATTTACTGAGTATCAAGCACTAGCAAGTCACACAATGATTGGTATTCCAACAGGCTTCGACAAAATTGACGAAGCAACTGCTGGATTGCAGGGAGGGCAGTTAGTTACAGTTATTGCTCCTCCTAAAACAGGTAAATCACAAATAGCACTTGCTGTGGCGATACACGTGCACCAAAACGGCAAGGTTCCAATGTTCCAGTCATTTGAGATGACTAACCGTGAACAACAACAACGTCACGACGGCATTCGTGCTCAAGTTTCGCATGGACGTTTACGGCGTGGAAAGTTATTCCAAGATGAAGAGCAACGTTACATAGATATGTTAAAAGACATGGACCAAATGAAACACTCTTTTCATTTAGTTGATGCTGTTAACGGTCTAACCGTTGCATCTTTGTCTGCGTCTATCTCAAAGTTAAAACCAGACATTGTATTTGTTGACGGTGTTTATCTCATGATGGATGAAATGACTGGTGAGATGAACACCCCACAATCAATAACTAACGTAACTCGTTCTTTAAAAAGATTAGCCCAACGTCATGACATTCCAGTAGTAGTTACAACTCAGACTTTGCTTTGGAAGATGAAGGGCGGAAAAGTCACGGCAGATTCAATTGGTTATTCCTCATCATTCTTCCAAGACTCAGATGTAATTCTAGGTCTTGAACCAGTTCCCGATTACGATGATTTACGCAATTTAAAGATTGTTGCAAGCCGTAACTGTGCTCCAAGTGAAACAACATTAACTTGGAACTGGGAAACAGGTTGTTTCCATGAAGAAACTAAGATGGCTTCTTGTTCAGTGTGTAAACGAGGATTGATGCCGTGAGTTTTAACATAAAAGAAGTTTTAGCAACTTTAGACCTAGAAATAATACGTGAACGTGGTGATGAGATTTTAAGTCATTGCCCTATGCATAAAAGAATTTTAGGAAAAGAAGATGCCAACCCTTCTTGGTGGATAAACCAAGAGACAGGTGCTCACATTTGTTTTTCTTGTGGATTTAAAGGAAGCGTTTTTTCTTTAGTAGGACACGTAAAAGAATTTTATGAAGGTGACGACGTAATTGATTATGAGCAGGTAAAAGAATGGCTTGCAAACATACAAGAGGTTACAGTTGAAGAACTAGGTAATCGTTTAAAGAACATGCCTGATTATGTTTCTTTACCTAAACCTATACCAATGTCAGAAGCAAGACTTGCTTTGTTTACTGCTCCTCCTGATTGGGCACTTCACGCTAAAAGCATTACTGCAGAAGCAGCGGAGAAATATGAAATTCTTTGGGATAAAGATAAATGGATTTTGGTTATTAGAGACCCTTACACAAACGAATTACTGGGTTGGCAAGAAAAGTCGCAAAGTACAAAGGGTTTTAAAAACAGGCCTACAGGGGTAAAAAAGTCGTCTACATTGTTTGGAGTTCAACACATGGATAAAAAACGTGTCGTTGTTGTTGAATCCCCATTAGATGTTGTTAGATTAGAAACTGTGGGAATAACAGGAGCAGTAGCAACTTTTGGTGCAATCGTAAGCGAAGCACAACTAAAACTAATACGTTCCAGTGAGTCTGTAGTTGCTGCTTTTGATAATCCAAATACGGATGATGCAGGTCGAAAAGCCTGTGAGTCATTAATTGTCAGTGCTAGGAAGTACGGTATAGAAGTCAAGTTTTTTAACTACAACGGACTCCCAGCAAAAGACCCAGGGGAAATGACTGCAGAAGATATTCATTTTGGATTAGATAACGCAAAAGATATGATTTATGGAGAAGGAGCATATTTTGTCAAATCAAATTAACGAATTAGACGGAGATGAAGACCTATTCCGTTGTAATTCTTGCGGAAACTACGTGTGCGTAGACTCTGATTGTGGTGCTCAACTGGAGCCCGACGAGTACTGATGTTTACGGGTACTTTAAAGCCTTACCAACCTGAAGCCGTAGACAAAATGACGGAAAGAGGCAAGGTTCTTGTTGCATATGAAATGGGTTTAGGAAAAACCTGTATGACTATTGCAGCAATAGAAAACCTAATGAGTTTAGGCAAGATAACAAAACCTGTTTTGGTAATTGCCTTAGCCAGCCTGAAATATCAATGGGCTGCAGAAATAAAAAAGTTCAGCAACTCCACTTCCCTGGTAGTTGACGGAACTAAAAAACAGAGAGAAGAACAATATGGAATGGGTCGTAATTGGAGTGCTAACTCTATTGACTATATTATTGTCAATTATGAATCGGTAGTAAACGATTGGGATGAAATCAATAAGTTAGAGATTTCAGCCATTGTTTGCGATGAAGCAACTGCAATAAAAGGGTTTAGGTCTAAACGCACTAAAAAAGTAAAAGAGTTAGCAACAAAAGTTCCAATTAGATTTGCTCTTACTGGAACCCCTGTTGAAAACGGTAAACCTGAAGAGTTGTACAGCATCATGCAATTTGTAGAACCAGGGTTATTAGGTCGTTTTGATTTGTTTGATAAAACCTTTATCGTTCGAAACAATTTTGGCGGGGTACAGAGATACCGCAATCTTCCATTGCTTCACGAGAAGATTAAAGAAGCGTCAGTTAGGAAGGCTCAATCAGATGCTGATGTTGCCCCCTACCTACCCGCCACTATTCATCTTGACCCAATAACAGTTAACTTTGATAAAAAAGCAAAGGTCTTATACGAAAAGATTGTTTTAGATTTAGTTAACGAACTTACTGAAGCCCAAAACTTGTTTGGTGCTGGGTTTTCTGTAGATGCTCATTACGGTCAAGGCTACGCTGTAGGAAGTCCTGCAGACGCTTTACGTGGTTCAATAATGTCTAAAATTACAGCCCTTCGTATGGTGTGTGACAGCCCTATGTTATTAGTTGAAAGTTCAACTAAGTTTAAGAACGGGTGGGCTGAAATAGACGGAGAAAGACTTTCTATAGAAGGTGCAAAAGGTGGTAGTGCGTATGCTGCTTCTCTGGCAGACAATGGCTACCTAGATGACCTTAGTGATACCTCTCCTAAATTGGATACAATGTTGAACTACGTTGCAGAACACCTTGAAACTGATGAGGATTCCAAGGTAGTTATCTTTACAACTTACCTAGGAATGTTAGGGTTAATTCAATCCAAACTTCTAAAGAAGAATATAAAAAGCCGTATTTACTCAGGAGAAATGAACTCTAAGGCTAAAGAAGAGGCTAAGTTAGACTTCCAAAATTCTAAAGAAGTTAGGGTGCTCATATCAAGCGACGCGGGTGGCTATGGTGTTGACCTCCCACAAGCAAACCTACTTGTGAACTATGATTTGCCTTGGTCTTCTGGAACTGCAGTACAGCGTAACTCTAGAATACGAAGAGCATCGAGTAAATGGAAGACTGTCATTATTCAAGATTTCTTAATGAAGAAGTCCATTGAAGAAAGACAGTATGAAATGCTAAGTCAGAAAAACGCTATAGCAGATGCTGTTATAGATGGGCAAGGAATAAACGACAAAGGGGGTGTTGACTTAACCGTCGGCAGTCTTTTAAACTTTCTAATACATAAACAGATATGAGGAGAAACAAATGGCACACCCACTAGGCTCACCTAGAGAATTCAACAGCGACGATTTGGTTTCACAAACCAAAGAGTATTCGTCTATTAAAAAAAGCATTGACATTTATGAAACACGTCAAAAAGAATTAAAGACAGAACTGTTTGCAAAAATTGAAGCAGATGGTTTTGAAGATGATAAAGGCAATATGTGGCTTGAACTTCCTGAAGAAGTTGATGGTTACTTAAGTTTGCAAAAACAAAAACGAGTTACTCGAAAAATTAATGAAGACATTGCTAATGACATCATTACAGCAAAAGGACTTCAAGATAAGTTGTACAAAACGGTTACTGTAGTTGATGAAGACGCTCTTATGGCTGCTTTGTATGAAGGACTACTGACTGAAGAAGAAGTTGATGAGATGTTCCCAGGCAAAGTTGTTTGGGCCCTTATGCTAAGTAAGAAGTAATTGTGGCTGGTTTACGCAGTGATGATGAGATTGAAAAAGCGTTTGCTGACCTTCAATACAAGCCTGGGTCAAGACAAAAACGTCGTGAAGTAAATCCTCAAGCACCACGTAAACGCCGTTCTTACGATGAAACTGTTTGGGATGAAAACCCAATAGTTAAACATCTCAACGGAAAAGAAACAGAAGTTTTCACAATAGGTGCTATGGCAAAGGCTCTTGAAAAGAGCATCATTAGCATCCGTTCGTGGGAAAAGAAGGGGTACTTACCTAGAGCCCCTTATCGTCTACGTTCTAAGACCTTAAATGGTGAGAAAGTAGGCGGAAATCGGGTCTACACAAGGGCTCTTATAGAAATCGCGGTGGAGGAGTTCTCCAAACGTGGCCTTTTAGGAACTGCTCGTGTAGAATGGTCTCAGCACACGGACCTAACCTTGGCGATAGTATCAAGATGGAAAGATTCCGTTGCAGCAGAGAGTCAACCGACCTCATAACCAACAGAGTGCGAAAGCCTCATTACCGAAAGAAGAAAACACATGGCGATTACACAGCCAGCAGTAAACGCAGCCTCATATCTTGATGCTGATGATGAAAATGCAACTCCAAAGGTTGGAACAACTGTTCAATCTGGATGGGAAGCAGCAACTAAAGTCCTTAAAACAGCAACTAAAGAAAAGGGCGAATACCCTTTAGACTTTAAGTTTTCTGAGGAATCTCAACTAATTAAGTTCATTGGTGACGGACCTTTCCGTAGTTACGAACAACACTGGATTGACCGTTCGTCAGGAAAACGTTCGTTTGTTTGTATTACAGACACTGATGACCAAGGGTGTCCACTCTGCGACATTCTCGGTGATAAGCCACGTGGAAAATTTGCGTTTACAGTTCTTATCCTTAGCGGAGAAGAACCAAAGACAATGATTCTCACTGCTCCACCAACT